ATCAAGAGGTGGCATGATAACTGTTACATCTCTCTGCACGTCTTCTTCAGGTATATTTGCAGCTTTTAAAGCTTCTTCCGTTTCGTAAATTTCTCCCGTTTTTTTATTAGTTATTTTAGTTATAATTTTTTCTGGTGTTATTGTTGGTATATTTGTCATTATGTTGTTACCTCTTTCTTAATGTTTAGATAGCTAATAGCCAGGTCAAACGAGTCTGTTGTACTTGATTGAATTGTAAAAGTTTTACCACCCTCTACTATTAGTGGTTGTGTTAATAATTCTTTTGTTTGATTAGCTGTTAATGGCGCTGATTTCATAGCTGTAATACTATTGTTAAGAATTGTTACACTTGGAGTACCAGCAGATGTAACAAGTATAGATTTAATAACATAAGTTTCACTTACTAATGGATTACCTGATCCAAATGGAGTTAATGCGCTACCGCTTGTGCTATTATCTACTCCTACAAATTTATACTGATTTACTACTGCCATTAATCTAAAAAGAAGCTTCTAGCTTCTATCTCCTGTTTTAATTCTTCTTGAAATGTAGTGTTAAGTTTTTCTAACACTGCATCAAGATCCCTTACTAAAGACTGTGCTACATCTTCTTCATACTCTGAGCTTGCTCTAGTTAGTGTTTGTACTATCTTGGCCATAGTTATCAGTCCAAAAATCTTTTCATTGCTTTTTCGTAAGCATATGGTTTTATAAATTGTGTTAAATCTTCAAGTTTTGGTTCTTTTCTACCAATTGATATATCCATAAGTTCTGCAGGAGTATAAGTTACATAACCAACTTCTTTACCACTACCAGTAGGTGATAAATCTATTTCATCTAAATCAGAAAATGTGTCTTCTTCTGCTAATTTTTCTAAATATTCATTACCAAGATCATTATAGTAAGTTGGATTAATATTACTGAACTGACGCATATCATAAGTAGGTTCATTAAATCTTTTTCCTAAACCCATATATTGTCCAATTCCTCTAGCTAAATTTCCTATAGCTCCACCACCTGTAATATAACTCATAATGCCACCTCTACGATTTGCTGCAAATGCAGATGGATTAAATGATTTAGCTGCTGCTAATTCAGCAGGGCTTACTGTATTTCTACTATCAAAAAAACCTGGGTTAACTCTTTGACCACCACCTGCTGCAATAAATGCATTTCTATAATCTTGTATGTCTTGTGGTAATTGTCTGTTAACACCTGGCGGTAATTGTGTATCAGATCCATAATCAATAAAAGAATCTAATTCTTTTCTATCTGCTCCACTTCCACCCCCTCTTTCTGCAGCACTTGTTGCTGCACCGGACATACCAGTATCTCTAGTTGTATCATCTGAATCATACGATCCATATCCATCTAAACTCATAATACCCGAAGGTCCTCTGTTGACACTACCTTGTAGTGAGCCATGTAAATCTTGTTTAACAAGTAAATCTTTTTCTGCTTTTGTAATATACGCTAATTCTGTTTCTGGACTATCAGGACTTGATTGCCATTTTAAAGGAGCAGTAACTTCTTTTTGTTTACCAAGATAATTTTTAACACCACCTTGTACATCATATTTAACTCTTTTATCTACTGACATTATCGTCTTCCTCCAGCTTGTATATCTAACCTAAATGTACCTAATTTCCAACTAGTATCTACTGCAGTATTAGATATTTTAAGTGCAATTGATCTAGCCCTAGCTCTAGTATCTACTTTTGTGGTGCTTGATGTTACGGTAAATGGACCAAGTGATGAACTAGTTGCAGTATCGTTTGGATAATCTCTTAAATCTAATTGAAGAATAGTATTACCAGATTGAGATATAAAATCAGGTATAATTCTACTGACTCTCATAATATTTTCACCATCACCTCTAAGATCAGCCAAATTAGTTGCAGCTCCTCTAATAACTTTCTGTGTAATATCATAATCTCCGGAAGTAATATTAGCTGGAATTGCTGCTGTTACACCCAATCTTACTTGATTAACTCCTGTTTCGTGTTCATAATAATATGAAATTCCTTCTGTGTTTCCTGTTACATCAAAAGAACTATTTGTATCTGCATCGTATTGAGTTGCATGAGGTAGTCCAAATACTGCAGAGTCTTGCCAAGTAGTTCTTGTAAATAGACTACTTGCATTAGTAAACCATATAGGTCGTTTAGCAGTTGAATCTAAATAACTATATGTAACGGATCGAGTATTAACATTAGAATCGGCTGTTGGATAAAACCATACAACTTCACCAAACAAATTATTAATACCAGCATAAACCATTTGGTTAGATGTTGTGTTAAGATCATCATAAACATAATCTTCAACTAAACAATCCATAGATTCTAGTTTACCTGTATATCTAAAAAAACCATTTTCTGACATCCAGTACGCAGCACCATCAACTTCAACAGCTGCATTTTTACCTATTAATCCACAGTTGGTACCTACCTGTTCAAAAGCAAATGTAAATGGTTGACCTACAAAACGCATAGTAAATAAAGAAGTATCAGTCCAAACATACATAGCATTTCTACCAAGTTTAGCTCCCATGATTCGTGATCCGGCAGACAGTCTTTGTGTACCAGCAGTATTTTCAGATGTGGGTGTATAGTCATTTATGTTTTCTTGAGATGAAAATCTAATAAACATATCATCTTGTGATGTTTTATCACCAATAGTTGTTTCTGTTCCAAAAAATACTAAGTGACGATCTGGAGTAGATACTAACATATCTCTAGATGCTGTTGGTGCACCAGATATAATAGTTGCTCTTGTAGTTACTGCAGCAGCATTATTTGCATCCCATTCAAAACATTCCCCGTTAGTTATTAAAGCTATTAATGTGTTTCCTAAATTATCAAGAGACCATAATCCTGGTTCTGCAACTTTATCAGTATTGGCGGCGGCCTGACCCCATGCAGAAAAATCACTATAGTTAGTAACAGTTGCACCATTTGAATGAGAAGCATTTGATGTACCTCTAACGTTTCTAGTTATTCCAGTAAAACTTGTAGACGTTAAGCCTGTGTAAGATATTTCTTCATTGTCTACTTTAATAAAGTTTGTGCCTGTGCTTGGAAAACCTGTAGTGCTTGCTACATTAATAGTTGTACTAGGAGATCCTCCAGTTCCATAAGCATCGGCACCTAATGATCCATTTAAAGTTGTTGTTTGAGGATTTGTAACTGTACCACCCCATTGAGAAATACCCCACCCATAAACTCCAACTTGATCAGGTGGTCCTACGTGATAATATTGGTAATAAGTTATTCCGCCAGAAGTGGTAGCTCCACTTCCAGATTCATTACCCGGCATTGTTATAGTAATAGATGTTGTACTAGGCACACTAGTTACCATAAATTTTTTATCACAAAAATCAGCTGAACCAAAGTTAGAATTAGTAATAGCGCTAAAAGTAGATGTGTCCCCAAATAAAATAATATCTCCAGTTTCAAAATTGTGGGCTGTAGGAAAAGTTATTGTTACTGCAGGATCACCATTAGTTGTACTAAAACAATTTGTAATTGCTGTCCCTGATGGATTAACTAAAGGGTGTATATCATAATACACACCTCCAGAGTATACATATAAAATTCTATTAGTGCCTAATACAGCGTATTTAATACCTGTCTTATTAACCATGTGATGCAATCCTCTAGTTGCACCTGTTAATTTACTGTCTCCTAATTGAGACCAACCACCTATCTTTTCAGGTGTGCCATATCTAAAACGAACGTTTTCACCACCTGTCCACTGTGATTCAGCGCCGGTAGATGTAACTTGTTTATTAAACCCTGGTAAAAAACCTAATTTCTGTAACATATAAAAACCTTTGAAATAACTAATTTATAGTATATATTAAATATAGATAGAATGAAAGTAGCATAATTATGAACAAAAAAACAAATAAATAAAGATTATGGATCACTTAGAAGCCATTGTTGAGATAAAAAAAGTAATCTCACCTGAGTTTATAGATAAAATTACAACTCTAATAAAACATAAAGCTAAAAAAAATTTAGTTGTTGGAGACGGTTTTGATAAAAATATAAGAAATGTAAAAGGTCATCATTTAACTTTTAACACACCTACAGATTTATTTTATTGGAACTATATAAAAAAAGAAATAGAAAGACTTTACCCTTTTTATACAAGTAAATTTCCTAAAATGATGAGTTCAAAAATTAATCAAATAGATTTATTAAAGTATTCATCAGGGGGAAAATATGAAGTGCACACAGATCATTTTACTACCACTACTAGAGCCTTAAGTGTCATCATTAATTTAAATGATTTTTATGAAGGCGGAGATCTAATTTTTACGGATCAAAAGAATAAAGAAATTAAAAGATTAAAACTTCAAAAAGGATCTATTATATTTTTTCCAAGTAACTTTTTATATCCACATGCGATACAGCCCATTACTAAAGGAACTAGATATAGTATTGTTGCATGGCTACAGTAGAAAATAAAATAATTAAAAATTTCTTTTTAAAGGAAGAATTAAATATTCTTCAAAAATACTGTTATAATAAATTAGATGCTAATAAAGATTGTAAAATAGATAGTCAATCTTTTTCACCAGCATGGTATAATGATCCTTTGATGAATGCTTTATTAGATACTAAATTATCCCTTGTTGAAAAAAAAACTAATTTAAAATTATTTCAAACTTATGCTTATTGGAGATATTATATATTGGGAGCAACTTTAGTTAAACACAAGGATAGAGATGCGTGTGAAATATCAGTAACTTGTTGTGTTAAAAAATATGATAACTGGCCTATTGTAGTTGAAGGAACTTCTTTTGAACTAGAAGAAGGTGATGCAATTTTATATGCAGGATGTGATCAAAAACATTGGCGTCCCGGTATATATACAGGTGAAGGTATAGCCCAAGTGTTTTTGCATTATGTTGATCAAGATGGACTTAATAAAAAACATGCTTATGATCAAATAAAAAAGGCTCAATGTTAAAGATACACAAAAATATATTTGATAAAAAATGGTTAGACGAAATTAGTTTTGAATTAATGCAGGAATCTTGGATTCCTAATAACATAGCTAACCGTAATACTTGGCCGTATGGATTAAAAGGAACACACTTATTATTTGGAAATAATTATTTTAGAAGAATAGACAATAATTTTATTGAGTATGGTAATAATAAAAAAATAACTAATACTTTAATTAATTCTTTTAATGCTATTCAAAATAAAATTAGAAAAGAAATGGAGTTATTAGAAATATCTACTAATCTACAATTCCAAGGAATGGATGGTACTCTACACAAAGATGGAATAGAAGAAAATTTATCTGTATTTATTTTAATGATAAGTAATGAACTTATAACTGAAAATATAGGAGGAGAATTTTATCATCAACCTACAAATACTTCAGTCCCTTATGAATACGGAAAAGTTATAGAGCAGTCAGGAACAGACTTACACAGAGGTTTTGCTTTTAAAAAACCTTACACAGCTAGAATGTCTATAAAATATGTAGGAAAAATAAAATGAACGAAAAAACAGTTAATATAAATAATTTTATTGGGATATATGATAATTATATTACATCAGAAGAATGTAATAAAGCAATTAAATTATATGAAGATCAAAATAAATTTAATAATACACTTAATCGAATAGACTTTGAAAAAGCTTCTATTTTAAGAAAACAAGATCAACAATTTTTTGCTGGTTCAAATAATATAGATGTTTGGTGGGAAGATTTAAAATCTATGATGGTAAATTTTGATTTAGCATGGAATCACTATGTTCAAAATACAGGTGCTGGTGATGCTTATGGAAATCCTTTTTATTTTACTCAATTAAAACTTCAAAAAACCTTACCTACAGAAGGCTACCACGTATGGCACATAGAACATCAAAAAGGATTTAGTAGTGAATCAAGAGCTTTTGTTTTTTCTATTTATTTAAACGATGTAAAAGAAGGTGGAGAAACAGAATTTTTACATTTTTCAAAAAGGGTAAAACCTAAAGCAGGTAGAATAGTTATTTGGCCTGCTGCATTTCCATATCTTCATAGAGGAAATCCACCTTTGTCAGGTGAAAAATATATTTTAACTTCTTGGATGATATTATAATGATAAATACTTATAATTTATTTGCCGTCCGTGTATCTCATGGGAAACTTCCTGTTCCAATCAATATACATAAAAAAATAGAAAAATTTGTAAAAGAAAATTATAAAACGGAAGATAACATTTCTTGTGTAAGTGGGTTTCAATATCATGAAAATTTTGAAGGTAAAAAAGATTTAAATCAATTTATAAATAATTATTTAAATAATGTTCATTATCTTAAAATTACTAATGGTTGGTTAAACGTGTTAGAAAACAACTCTTACAATAAACCTCACTCTCATACAGGAGATGTTATTAAATATGCCGGTGTTCTTTATTTATCTCCTGCAAATAATAATATTATTTTTTCAAAAGGTAGTGATGTTTTTGAAATAAAACCTAAATTATTTGATTATTTAATATTTCCTTTTGATTTACTTCACTATGTTTTACCTGAAAAAAGAAAAGAAAAAAGAATTTGTTACGCTTTTAATTTAACTACTGTTGATTAAGACGAATATGATGTAGGTTTTGCACCTAATCTAGAAATTTTTTCTTCAGAAGTTTCGCCATCAACGTTATTAGCATCCCAATCAGATTGTAATTGAGCTAAATGAGCTACATCCCATTTGCCTGTAAAATCTTCAATAGCACCTATATTTGCATCAGCAAAACTAGAATGAGCTGTTTCGTCTCTATACTCTACTTCATCAGAAGTAACTGAAGTGCCATGTTGAATAGCCCAAATATTAGAAAATTTAGATTGAGACCAAAAAGAATTATCGGCAATTACATAACCAACTCCTTCAGAAGCACCTTCTGCATAATTTTTAATTATTTTTTTGTCTTCAAATATTACTGTCCAATTTGCGTTTGTTGCCATAATTTATCCTAAGTTTTAATAATATAAAGTAATGTTAAATAAGGTTGTAAAACTGAAGTTGCTGTACCAGAAAAAGTTGCACTCATGTTGTGCGAGTGACCTGTTCCTGAACCTGTGCTTCCTGTAGTTCCTGTTCCTGATGTAGTTTGGTTTCCGCCACCTGCAGTACCCCCAGCACCACCAGGGTGTGTGTGAGCAGCAAGTTGTGCTGTTGATAAAGAAGCGTTGGCTGTTGAACCACCAACAGTCCCAGCTGCAGCAACCGTATTTGCTCCACCTGTTGATGCTAAAGCTTTAGTTCCAGATTTACCCATTGGAATATTGTCTGCTAAGTTTGGTAAATTAAATGTTGATGAACCGTCACCAGCTCCATAAGTCGTGCTTACAACTCCAAACAATGCAGAGTAAGTTGTTCTTGATACCGCTGCGCCATCACATTCTAAAAATCCTGTGGGGACAGATCCAGAAGACCATGGAAGAATAGTTCCAGTAGCCGTACCTTCAATACCTGTAAGGTCTGACCCATCAAAATTATATTTAGTTGCTTCGTAATTTGACATATTATTTCTCCGTGTAAGTCCATCCTACGTTTGAACCAGAATAAACTAATCCAAATGCTGCACCTTCAGTATTAACTACTAAATCAGATGAAGCGTTAGCTATTTTAGAACTATTTCTACCAACAGTCAATGCATTAGCATCAAACGTATATCTTGAATCTACAAAATTTACAATATCACCAACAGCTGGTGACGCAGGAAGTGTAACTGTTACTGTTCCACCATTGGTGTCTACAAAAAGATTAGCACCTGATTGAACTGTTTCTGCTGCAGTTAAAGTTCGCCAAACTCTTTGTTCAGCAATTTTAGCAATGTTAGTTCCATCAGAATATAATACGTAAGTATTTCCTTCACAAAGTAAAACACCAGTACCACTAGCTGTTTTAAATGTAAGAGTGTAATTAGCATGGTTAGTTCCATCTATAACGTTGTAGACTTTTTCTAAGCTGTCTGGAAGAGTAACTGTTCTGTTTGCAGCTAATGTTCCTGTAAATTTTAAAGTTGCATTTCTTGCATTTGAAATAGTTGCATCAGTCATGGCAAGAGTCACATCCCCAGATGCTACATCTATTGCTTGATAACCCGCAACAGATTGTTGAACAAGATTTAAATTAGCATTAGTTTTTGTTCCCCATGTACCAGCGTTTTCACCGGTAGCCATAAGTTCTAGTTTAAGATCTGATGAATATGTTGATGCCATTAGTAATTTTCCTTATTTTTGTTATTTATATTGTTTATTTAGTTTTAAGTCAAACACATTTATGCAGGTGTTTTAGTTGTATATCCTGTACTAGTTTTTGGTGTTTTAGTTGTATATCCTGTACTAGTTTTTGGTGTTTTAGTTGTATATCCTGTACTAGTTTTAGGTGTTAATTTTTCATAAGTACCTGGGAAAGCTATTCCTGTGCTATTGACAGTTGCTTCAAGTTCTAAACCAGTTAATCCTATAGACATTTCTATAGGAGAAATAGTTCCTGTGCTTGCAGTTGATAATACTCCTGTTAATGGAACTCCTATTTCAGGAATAATAGATCCCACACTAGATGTAGATGATACTCCCGTTATATTAAGTATTAATTTTTCAACTACTTCTATATCTCCAACACTTGATGTTGCTGATAATCCTGTTAATCCCATGACATCAGCTGGAGAAATACTTCCTACACTTGATGTTGCACTTACCCCAGTAAGTCCCATAACATCGGCAGGAGAAAGACTTCCTACTGAAGAAGTTGCACTAACACCTGTTATAACAGGTGTAGAATCTATAACAAAACTTAAAGAACCAACACTAGATGTAGCACTAACTCCTGTTGGAAATATTACAGATGTTAAATCTAATGTTAATGCACCAACACTGGAAGTTGTAGAAAGTCCAGATGGTTGAATAAGTTTATTAAATGAATCTCCGTAAGGTTCTTCACCCCAACCATTTCTACCCCAACCAACTAAAGTACCTGCATTATCAAAACTTCCAAGTTCTGTTGTTGCTTGTACACCTGTTAAATCTGCAAAAGTTAGACCAATAAATGTTGTA